CGTTTTTGCCTAGGATCTCTGGATATTTTGGGTATAAGTGGAGATATCACAATGGCTAAGCGTGGGCGCAAGCCAGTCGATCGCACCTCATGGCTCAGAGCTGGCGGGCCATTGCCCGACAAGCCAATCGGTCTATCAAAATTGGAATTGGTGCAGTACAAATGGCTAGTCGAGGCGATGGCGCACGTGGGAACGGGCGGGGCATCAGATCTCGCAGCGGTGACGATGGCCGCAAAAATGCTGGCGAGAGCGCAGATCCTGCGCGACCTGATCGATCAGTTACCGAGCCCGATGATCGAAAAAGAAAACGGGCCAGCGCTACATCCGGCGTACGCAGAGCTCGGGCGCAGCGAGTCGCGGATCCAGTCGATGCTGATCTCGCTCAACCTGATGCCGCGAACTCGATCAAGCACCCGCCTGCCCGCAGAGCAGCAGGTGACGGCAGCAAGCGTGCCCGACGACAACCCGATACTCAAACTCCTGGGCAGCTAGCTGCTCGCAATGTCGAGCTGTTTTTCCGCACATGCTTGACGCACGTCAAAGGAGCGGACGCAGGTCGTCCGCTCATGCTGGCAGAGTGGCAGTATCGAGACATCATCGAGCCGTTATTTGGCACTCTCCGTGCCGATGGTCTGCGCCAATACCGCACCAGCTACATCGAGATACCGCGTAAAAATGGCAAGAGCACGCTGTGCGCAGGCATAGCGCTCTACCTGCTTATGGCTGATGGCGAGAAGGGCGCGGAGATCGTCAGCGCTGCCGCTGACCGTGAGCAGGCATCCATCGTGTTCGACATTGCGTCATCTATGGTGCAGGCTAGCCCGATGCTTGCCTCAAGATGCACAGTACTGCGCAAAGAGATAGTTACCAAGAACGGTAGCAGATATCGAGCAATCTCGGCAGACGCTCACACCAAGCACGGGTTCAACTGTAGCGGCATCATATTTGACGAGCTTCACGCTCAGCCCAATCGAGAGCTCTGGGATGTGCTGACGACAAGCGTAGGATCACGCAGGCAACCGCTCACCGTGGCGATCACGACCGCTGGTCACGATCGCAACTCGCTCTGTTACGAGATGCACCAGCATGCCCGCTCAGTCGCTGATGGCTCGCTGGTCGATCATAGTTTCCTCCCAGTGCTCTATCGAGCGCCAGACGGGGCATCATGGCGAGATGAGTCCACATGGCGAGCAGCCAATCCCGGATATGGTGTATCCGTGCTGCCCGACTACATGCACCAAGCAGCGCTCGACGCTGCCCAATCGCCTGCCCGTGAGCTTGCATTTCGGCGTTTGCATCTTTGCGAGTGGACCGACACAATCACTAGGTGGATCGCACCCGAGACATGGGACGCATGCCGCGGACCTCGACCAGATCTTGATGGTCGATTATGTTATGGCGCTCTTGACCTAAGCTCAACCATGGATCTTTCGGCGTTTGTGCTGGCGTTTCCGCTCGACGACGGCACGATATGGATCGAGCCGACATGCTGGGCACCTCGAGGTGCGCTCAAACAACGTGAGCGCACCAACCGCATGCGCTACGACCAGTGGCATGCGAGCGGGCATATTAACGTGACCGATGGCGATGTGATTGAGTACGAGGACGTATACACCAAAATCAAGCAGCTCTGCGCACAGTATCGGGTCGTCGATATCGCAATTGACCGTTGGAACGCTAGCCAACTGGCGCAGCAGATGCAAAGCGACGGGCTCAATATCGTGTCGTTCGGGCAGGGCTATGCGAGCATGAGTCCTGCCGCCAAGGATTTTGAGACATTAGTCATGGCGAGAAAATTACGGCATGACGGCAATCCGGTATTGCGATGGTGCTTGGGCAACTGTTCGATAGAGTCAGACGCTGCTGGCAATATCAAGCCCAGCAAAGCTAAGTCATCGGAAAAGATTGACGCCTTGGTCGCCTCGATCATGGCAGTCGCAAGATCTCGACTCGGTGAGGCAGGCGGAGCGATTGGGCGCGGTGCCCCATCGGTGTACGAGTCGCGAGGGATGACTCTCATATGACGATCATCGATCGCATCAAGAGCCTATTCACGCTGCGCGCGGGCAAACGTCCGAGCATGCGAGACCCTGCGCTCACATCGTGGTACGGTGGTGAGGTCAGCACTGCTGGCGTGCAGGTATCAGAGACATCAGCACTCAGCTATGCTCCGTTCTGGCAGGCAGTCCGCATCATCTCTGAGACGATCGCTAGCCTGCCTTTTCACGTTTATCAGCAGCTCGAGAGTGGTGCCCGAGTCATCGCTGATGACTCGCACATCGCTGACCTGCTGCGATTTGCGCCCAATGATGAGATGACCGCCATGCAATTGCGCGAGCAATGGCTGGCGCAGGCTCTCACGTGGGGCAATGGCTACTGCGAGATCGAGCGAGACACGATAGGCCGACCAGTTCGTTTGTGGTTGTTAAGGTCGGAAAACATGAAGGTCGGGCGCAGCGATAACGGCGATCTGCAATATATTTACCGCGACGATTACGCTCGCCCGACCTACCTGCCAGCATCTGACGTACTACACCTGCGCGGCCCTGGTGGTGACGGCTACGTCGGTGCTAGCGTCGTAGCTCTGGCTCGAGACTCGATCGGGCTAGGCATCGCTGCTGAGTCGTTTGGCTCATCGTTTTTCGGCCGCGGCGCTAGACCATCCGGCGTGCTAGAGCATCCCGGCAGGCTCAGCGACGATGCCCGCGGTCGCCTGCGCGGCGATTGGGAACGACTGCACTCCGGTATAGATAATGCCTCGAGGGTAGCCATCCTCGAAGAAGGCATGAAATGGACCACGACTGCGATACCGCCTGACGATGCGCAGTTCCTCGAGACCAGACGTTTTCAGCTCGAAGAGATCGCTAGATGGTTTAACATTCCGGTATCAAAATTGCGAGCGACTGGTGGCAGCACCTACAGCTCGCTCGAGCAGGAAAACCAAGCGTTCCTGAGCGAGACGCTGCGCCCTTGGCTTGTCCGCATCGAGCAGGAGGTGCGCAACAAACTGCTCCTGCCGATCAGCAGCAGCTACTACGTCGAGCATCGCGTCGAGGGGCTGCTGCGCACTGACCTCGCAGCGAGATACAGTGCCTACGCAATCGGTCGTAACTGGGGATGGCTCAGTGTCAACGAGATCCGAGCGCTGGAGCAGCTCGACCCTATCGAGGGTGGAGATGTCTTCTTGCAGCCGCTCAACATGCAGCCCGTATCGTCGATGGGTGGGGCTCAGGCACCGCCTGCTGATCCTACTGTTGCGCCAGTCGTCGTCGATCCTACAGCGCTGCCAGCAGCACCAGCAGCACCGCCAGAGACCAACGACCTCGAGGCATATGCCAGCGATGCTGTGATTGCGTTAGCACTGGCAATGACCGAACACCAGATCCCGAGCTGCGAGCACGGCAGCACCAATCGCTGCCGCGTCTGCGGTATCGAGCGTGAGCGTGAGCTAGTGCCACCGACTCGCCCAGGTGGACGCCATGCATGGCGCATCAAGTGGCGACCAATTTTGCCGTTGCGCAAAACAGAGACTGAGCGATCGATGCCGGAGCGTCGAGCAAAATACGATAGTATCGATTTTTCACCACCTGCTGGCGTCCGTGAGGAGGCCGCTCGAGGTCTGGAGTGGCGAGCCAAATATGGTCGCGGTGGCACTGAGGTAGGCGTCGCTCGAGCCAGAGATCTGAGCAATGGCAGCAACATCAGCCCCGATACAATCGGGCGCATGGTGAGCTACTTTGCCCGCCATGCCGTCGATTCACAGGGCGATGGTTGGTCGCCGGGTCAAGACGGTTTTCCTAGCGCTGGCCGCATTGCCTGGGCGCTATGGGGCGGAGACGCCGGGCGAACATGGGCGAACAAAGTCGCAGGCCAGATGGATAGAGAGGACGACAATGGAGCGTAGATTACTCTCTACCGTCTCATCTGACGCTGGCCGCCTGATGGGCTATGCGAGCGTGTACGGGCCGCTCAGCGAGGATCTGGGCGGGTTCCGTGAGAGGATCAGCCCCGCGGCATTCACGCGCACGCTCGAGGATAAGGGCGCTGACGTGCGAGCTCTGGTCAATCACGACTCATCGCTCGTGCTAGGTCGTCGCAGTGCGGGCACACTTAAGCTCAGCACCGACAAAAATGGCCTTGGCGTCGAGATCTATCCGCCAGACACAAGCTACGCCAGAGATCTTCGCATGCTCATCGAGCGCGGCGATGTCAACCAAATGTCGTTTGGCTTTATTGTGAGAGCTGACGAGTGGACAATCGAGGAAACAGTGCGAGTGCGAACCGTGACAGATGTCGAGCTCATCGAGGTCTCCGTCGTCACGATTCCCGCCTACCCGGACACCACGGTCGCGATACGGTCGCGTGATCAGTGGAGCGCTAGCCAATTGCGGCTGAGCGTACATTTAAGAGGCCGCAAATTGCTTATGACGCAGCTCGGCTGCGCAGGGAGGACATGATGAGCGCAATTCAAGATCGCCGCGACCTGCTCGCAGCGCGAGCACGCCTAGTTGAGGAGGCTCAGGGCTACCATGAGTCAGCATCGACTCGTGAGTGGACACCCGAAGAAAGCGCCAAAGTCGATGGCATTATCGCCATGATCACCGACCACGACGCTCGCATCGCAGCCCTCGAGGCAGCGATGGCTGAGGATGTATCGAGCGAGGAGATGCCCGCGGGTGCGCCAGCAGGCACACCAGATCCATTGGCTCAGCAGCAGGCAGCTCGCGCACGTCTCAGCGATGTGCTCAGCGCATCCAGCCGCCGCACTCGTCCAGCACCAGTGGGCGTGCCAATGTTTACTCGCGATCTCGATGACAAGCGAGCCAATCGGGACCGTGAAACTGCTCTTTGTGGCTGGTTCTTAGGCGCAGACGCTAAAGCTGAGCATCGCTCAGCAGCTCATCGCTCAGGGCTCAATCTGGGCAGTAATCGTCTCGTATTGACTCGTGCCAACTCGACGACCACGACTGCCGGTGGTTACACCATCCCGGCTGGATTTTTGGCTGAGCTCGAGAAAAAGATCGTCTATTTCAACCCACTCCGCGACGTTGCTCGCGTTATCCGCACCGAATCGGGCAATAGCTTGCCCTTCCCGACGATCGATGACTCGGGCAACCCCGGTACGATCGGCGCTGAAAATACAGCACCATCTGCCACCGACATGACGTTTGGCCAGATCACACTCGGCGCTTATCGCTACGAGTCGTTGATTCTGTTGTCGAACGAATTGCTGCGTGACTCTGGGCTGGATCTTGCCACCGAGGTCGCCGGTCTGCTCGGCGAGCGCCTGGGGCGCAAAGAAGCGACCGACCACGCAACTGGTAACGGCACCACCACATCGCAGGGTGTAGTCACTGGATCTAGCGCTGGCGTTACTGGCGCGACGACAACCACCATCACGTTGGCCAATATCATGGGCCTGCGTAATGCGCTCGACTATGGTTACCAACAGAATGGTGCATTTATGATGCACCAGTCGATCTGGTCTACCATCCTGCAACTGGCCGACTCACAGAGCCGCCCATTGTTCCTCGACCTACTCAATGGCAATGCACCGCGGCTCTTGGGCTACCCGGTGATCATCAATAACGCAATGGCCAGCTCAATCGCTGCCAGCGCCAAAACTGTTCTGTTCGGGGATTTCAGCAAGTACTACATTCGTGATGCCGGTGATATTGAAATCATCCGCATGAACGAGCGCTATGCTGATGCCTACCAGACGGGCTTCATGGCAGTGCGCCGCTCTGACGCCAAGGTGGCTCAGTCTGCCGCAATTGTCCGCATCACTCAGCCAGCGTCCTAATGTGGAGTAGACTCATGAGGGTGAAAATACTCATTCATTGCGTAGGCACTCTCGTGAGCTACATGCCCGGCGAGGTTCTCGACATCATTGGCGATGACGCCCAGCGGCTCGTATCCGCTGGGCTCGCCGAGCCCTATCAGGAGCCAGCAGCGCTGGCTCCACCACCTTTAGACATCGCAGACAATAAGCGCCGTAAAAACGTGGAGAAGAGATGAATATCAAGATCCTCGCGCGTGGTACCGCTGAGCCAGTCACGCTGGCTGAGGCGAAACTGCACCTGCGCGTGGACCTGAGTGACGATGATGCGCTCATCACTGCCATGATTAGTGCGGCACGTGACATGGTAGAGCGTTACACGAGCCGCACTCTGATCTATACCGCATACCGCCTCACGCTCGACAACTGGCCATACGACATCGAGCTGCCAAGGTCGCCAGCCGTTGAGGCTGCCGCTAACCTGATTACGGGCATCGCATACATCACACCGCGAATCCGATACTACGACGGTGACGGCAATCAGCAGACGATGACGTATGCCGCTGGTGATTTTGAGATTCTTCTCGACAATAACCCGCCGCTGCTCGTTCTGCCACCGAGCGGCATGTGGCCAATCACGTACCCGCTGCAACGTGGCGCAATTGAGATCGATTGGATCGCAGGATACGGCGCAGCCAGTACGGGCATACCGCAGCTCCTGCGCCTCGCAATCATGATGCTCGTAGCGCACTGGTACGAGCACCGCGAGGCAGTCGGGTCGTTCGGCTCTGAGGTGCCACTGGCAGTCGATAGCGTGCTCAGGCTCTACTCTGACGGGGGATACTGCTGATGCCCGCTGGCACTGTAGTCGGCGATCTGCGTCGTCGTGTGACTCTCCAGTCACCGACCGATAGCGTCGATTCATACGGTCAAGCAATCCGCGCATGGGCTGATTATGCGACAGTCTGGGCTAGTGTCGTCTCGACTCCTGGTACCGAGCCACAGAGTGCCCTTACGCAGGTTGGCATCGTTAGCTATACCATCACGATGCGCTATCGGGCCGATGTGCTGCCGACTCATCGCATGAGTTACGGATCAATCAAGCTCAATATCGTCGGCTTGTCTACTATCGACGGCGTCAATAAGCACCTCAAAATTACTGCTCTTGAGGTGACGGTATGATCAAGAGCGCGTTTAACATCGACGGGCTGCCTGAGTTGATTTCAAAACTCAGCAAGTTTCCAGTTGCCATCCGTACGGCGCTTCGTCGTTCGGC